CCAGTTAATGCGGTTTGTATGGCGTAATACAAACTCGATTTTACTTCTCTCGAAGGCGGTGACCCCAGTATCTTAGGGATCATCCGATTTTACTTCCGAAGAAGCAGGAGAATTCAAGTCCGATTTTGTCCTTGACTTTCTTCTGGGACGCCCACGAGGCTCTTCTCCTTTCGGAGTGGCGCTCGTACCCACGGGTGGGCGTCGGCGAGACTTTCGGGTTCTCGTAGACCGGTCCTGCGGCGGCTCTTCAGGTGCCGTGCTTGGCTGATCACGCTGTCGTGAAGGCACGACATCATCATCGACCACGACGTCAACTGGTGCTGGTGTTGCTGGTTTGGGCTCAGCGCAAAGTGGAGCCTGAAGCAGTTCCTGGGGCGTTGTGACGGTAGCCATCCAATCATTGAATAGCTTTCTGTCGAACTCCGGGAACAGCAGACCAAATTCCACATCCATCCATCCCTCAACATTGTCGTTGGGGAATTGGTCGGATTGGCTGAATTTGCCCCACCAGGTACCAACACCAAGAAGCGACTTGGGTCGATAAGGTGATAGCGCAAGCACTCTCTTGCAAAGCTCGGAGATGACAGGTGTGTTTCCATCTGTCGCCACGTAGGACATGGCTTTCTCGACGAACTTCTGTTCAGGCGCGACGTTAGCAGGGAGGCGAACCGTTGTATGGAACTTCGAGAGCTGTCTCTTGACATCGCACATACTATCAAGCTGTCCATACCAGACACCTGATGAATAATAGCGAGCCAAGAAATTGACCCCTCTGTCCCCTCGCTGTACCACAGCGGCTTCCAGGATGAGTCCTGTGGCTTTGGAAGCCCACTGGTGGGACTCGATAGCCAAGTTGGCATCGAGACCGTCATCACCAAGGTGGATCCCCAAAGCTCCAAAGGCCTCCTCTGGAGTGTACACGGTTCCGTCCCGCTTACGACTGTGCCTGAAGGCAAGATAAGCGTTGAATGCGGCTCGCATAGTTTGGAACAGGCTCGTGGCTGAACATCCTGATCCGTGCGATGATCCTTGATCAAATTGAGTTCCATTGGGTAGGTACCCTTTGTTATCAACATTCCTCTTGAGTAATTCATTCAAGACAGCAGAGTGGTTCACAAAGGCCTTCATGCAAACCGCTCGATCAACCTTGCGCAACGTGTACGATATCGTCCCGTCCATCCGATGGAAGTCGGAGATGTTAACGAAGTCTGCATTTCTACAGATCTCCGCAACACGACGGGCGATTTCGATAGGCGTCTTGCCAGGGCCGTACCACTTGAACTGTTTCATGTGTTGGGCGAGTGAAAGGGCAAAGGTGGCCATGTCTAATTTGTCTGCATCATTGTAGGTCGAAATGTTACGGGGGTCTTTAACATCCCCATAACTTTCTCCCTTGAGGAAACATTTCAACACTGCGGCTCTCCAATGCCCCGTCAACACCGCCTTCGCAAGAGACAGTTTCTGGGCACTGCTGGTTTGTTTTGCGTTAACCACTTCAAAACAAACGGGTTCAAGGTGCAAGTCTTGCATGATGAGTTTCGCAAACTCATCAATGCATCGGTCACGGAAACTGCTAGGTTTAGGTTCTGGCTTCTTCAGAGAGTTGATGCGTCCCTCAACGCATCTTTCTTCACCTGCTTTGTTTGCCACAGGGGCAAACGCTCCGTGCACCAATGGACACATGAATGCCTGTAGCTTCGGGCGGGCTTCAGCATCAAACGTTGAAGGTTGATACTGGTATGCCCTCACAGCCTTAGCAACTGGGTAGACAACAAACTTAGCCTTAGGCCCTTGGCAACGATGATACTCGGTCAAGACTGCCGATGCAGCACGATCCTTGACCCAGCTCGCCGACGTGGGCAGCATAAGATTAGTTGTTCCCAATCTGGCAACAGTTGCGATGGACTCGTCCTCCGCACAAGTCACAGTGGCACAAAGCAGGGCTCCAGGCCGTGCAGTTGTGACAGTGGCTTGTCCATCCGGAGTGACGGTGTTGAATCTAACAAACTTCTCTCCATTCGCTTCAACGATAGGGTTGAAGCGCCTCAGTGGCCGCGTCTCAAGGAGGTTTACAGCCAGAAAGGCTGCAAGCCCATCGAATATTCGAATGGGCGCGAGAAGCACAAGCTGCCTGTGACGGCCGACCTGCTTCCTCTCGACAGCGTACGCAACACATCTAATAGGTATGCCAAGAATCTTCCTCGTTACAAGGAAAGAATCCGCGGCATAATCCCAGAGATGATGTTCATACGAACCTCCGCCAGCTACCAGGGTTTTCAATGCACCATCCTCCTCAAAACAGAAGGTGGTGTCATCGTCGCCACTGGAGACGGCTTCTTCGGGCACAACGGTGTAGAGCAACACGGGCTTGGTGTGTTTGGTCAACATCTGGTTCATGTCTACATAGTAGTCCACGTCACAGAGATAACGCACATCACTGCCCTTGGGTTCATCGTTTCGGTTGTCAGAATTGACATCCTTGGTCCAATACCACTGGCGAGTTCCTCGCATGCCCTTCCGTTGATCGGATTTGGACATTCCAACACTAAACACTTCAACCCCGCAATACTGCGCGAGGTTCAAAGCGAAAGTGGTGGCTGAGCTTCTCAAGCTAGCGGCACTTGCATGCGTGTGGCCCGGTGTGAGTGCAACCGGGTCCACACAAAGTGTGGCGAAAGCGTCGCGTGACAAGTCGGAGCAAATTACCGGCTCATCAGCTAAGATTTCACACAAGGATGACGCGAGTTCACGCAATCTATCCCTCTTCACGTAAGCATACACAGCCACACTTAACACGGTGGCTGTCGAAAACAGTAACTTTGTTCGCGTACGTAGCATCATTTCTCACGAAATGGAATGAACGACCGACAGTCGCTC